CGAGCCTCGTGTCTCAACGTATTGCTCACCAACGAAGAGGCTTCTGTTATCACGCCGGTGGCGTAATTGCATTTTACTTTAAAAGCTAACACTCTATCAACAACAGTGGTTGAACCTTGTCAGTGTGGACAATTCAGACGTAGCGGTGCCTATCTGAATTAAAGTATCTATCATGATGTGATGACGTAGCGTTGCCTATCATCCCAGATTGATAACTAGTTGTAAACTTATCCAACCATAGAAGGAGAATTTAATGATACCTAGTACGCAGTCCCAGATCGGCGTTCTCGCCGCGATGATCGAAGGTTTCGAACCTGCGACTATCGCCAGAGCGTATGCCGTCCCGGAGATAGAAGTTAGACGACAAGCAAGCATTTGTTTCGAAGATGTGCTTAAGGAATTCGGTCTGAAGCTCGCCTTCACATCGAAGTTCGGTGGCGTCCAAGCTTCATACTCTGATTTTGCGGACTGGATTGAGAAAGTCCGTGGTGTCCCGTGGGTTTCCGTGCTTAAAGAACACGAAGCCATCGAGGCGATCGAGATCATTCAATACGTCGCAGCTTTCTCAGCGTGGGAGAAATACAACCCGCGCGCGAAGTTTAGCATTGTGAAACCAACTTCTTGTGCACTACTCAAGTAAACGTAACCATATTAAGGAGCTTTAATCATGCCACGTCATATCATCATTATCCCAGTGAAAGCCGTACTACCAGAAGGAATTACCATTCCCGTAGTTGAGGTTGGGTCATTGATCGACCGTTTATACGCCGCTACGGATGAGGAGATCATTCTACCAGTTACCACGCGAGAGCTTCAATTGCTGATCGAATATCGCGATCTACTCGATTTGTCTATACGTGCAGTTATCGGTCTCAGCGGTGCGATGTACAACACCATTTGGAATACATACATCTCAACCCTCACGAGAATCACAACTGACACATTATTATATGAATCTAAAGAGCAGGCGGACGAATCGTCTAATGCTGGTCAAAACCCAGAATCTACGCAACGTACGCGTCAGACTTCAGTCGTTGATCTAACTGCTCGTCGCGCTTCAAAAGACGAAGATGATACAGGTGAGATTTCATAAATGGCCTTCGATGAGCGATACAAAATTGACTCGAAACGCGTTCAGACCTGGCGACCTCTTCTGGAGTCCCAAGGGTTAAGACGCGTTTTGCAACGTAAACGCTATTCGAAAGGTTTTGAAATCTACCCAAATATTGTATCAGATGCCCCCGATACCTTACGGTTTATGAGCAAGTTGCCTGATGTGTTATCCAGCACCTTCAAGTTTACAGTCGACGAGACTGGGCTCGTTGGCCCAAACGCTATAGCCGGGGACTTTAACTCGTTGCGCACTGTCGCAGGTCACGGGATGCATCCCGCTTCAATCCCGCCCGTATCGAACGCCGTAATACGCGAGACCCTCAAGCTGAAGAACGATTTCACTTCAGATAGACATCGCAAGATCGCAACTGCTTTGTTCGACGCGATGATGTCAGAGGCCGCACCTGCAAAAGTCTCAATCCGTAGGGAAGCGTCAACGGGTTCACCTGACTATGTCTCAGACGTAGACAAGAAAAAGAATGAGTTGCGATTCGTTCTTGAGCATTTAGATGATTACCTCTCACTCGTTGAGAAGGGTCAACTGTTGGAATTGTATATAAAGTATAATTCAACCATCGTCCAAACCTTGGGTGAAAGAACACAAGCCGACTCAGTATCGCTTGAGGGCGGTAAGTGGTCGAGTAAGCCACGTGAGGTGAATGATGAATTAGCAGCGAGGACGGCGCTCAGAGATGGTCGCCGTTTCACAGCGGATAAGCGCGTCTTCGTAGACGGAAACGAAATCGTGGGACACTTCGCCGGTCGTCGTCGCGCTGTATTTGGTATGTCTTTCGTACCAAATTATGTCGTGGCAGCAATCTACTCCGCTTATCGTGAAGTGTACCTTGAGAGGTATTCTTTCACATGGAAGCATAGAACACCTGATTCTATTCTTGAGAAGATGAGAGGTTTCTCGCACATGGCTGGTTTTGATGTGAAGCAATTTGATCAATCAGTTCCTACATTCCTGATTGACTTCTATTGCAATGAGCTCCCTCGTGTTATGGATGCTCGGATGGCAAAACTCATTCGTTTGCTGTTCTCCGCTCCCTACATCATGCCGCACCCAGGTATTTACGGTCGCGAAGCTGATCCAATTGATCCACTATTTGGTGACGATCCTTTTGACATAGCTTCATTTAACATGGAGCTAGGACTTCCAAGTGGTATAGCGTGTAACCCGGACTTTGGAAAGTTTGCGATGATGTTTCAGTATTTAGTAGTTGCTGATCAGTATCACGGTGACGTGCTTGAGTTTGGCGTCGACAACATACTACGGGGTGAACACTCAAAGTATGCGTTTCTGAATATGGGTGATGATTGCGTCGTGTTAACGAATGATCCAGCTTTCCATCGCTGGGTCATCAACGAGGAGTATGCGTCTGATTACTTCGCTGTTGAGCGAGAGGAGCCGATTGCTTTCCTCGGGAACGTTCCTTACAAGGATGATCGCGGTGAACTACAATTGGCGCCGAATATCGCGTCTTTCTTTGTCAATTGGTTGGTACCTGAGCACGGCATCAATTCAAGATTGAGAAAGAACTTCTGGGCAGTTGGTGATCGTGAACGTCGACAGCATTATTCGCGCGCTCCAGCATACTCAGAAGCCTACGGTATCTACGAAGATCTATTTCAAGATGCCTTTGGTCGCACGCCGTCGTCAATCAGCGCCGAGTATTATGATTCACAAAGACAGATGGCTAGCTTGTCATACATTGATGCGCTGGTGTTGCAAAACCCGTCGTATCTGCAATATCGTTTTGATTCAGCCGACGTATCACCTGACGTCTTAGATTTACTTGTAACATCACTTCCAGCGGATGAAGTGTGGCCGCTGATCTCGAAATTTATTAAATAAGCAAAGGAGCATTACATGACCGAACAAGTCAAAGAACGTGTCCACATGATTGATCGCATTAAGGATGTGCGTCAACGTGTTAAATTAGCCCTGAAATTGGAACAGGTGTATGAGTTTGAGAATATCGATAACGTAGTCAAGCTCGTGACAGAGAAACCCCTGGTTAGTCACTCATGGACTGATGTTCGCAATGACATCTCGCCCGCTAAATCTGTACGTCTTGGTCGTGGTAAAGATGATGTGATCGATCTGTTTCCCGGTGTGATGGCGATCCTGGGTAAATCAGGTTCAGGTAAAACGCGCACAGCTTTTCAGTACATGTTCAAAACACTGAATCAAGCTAAGAAAGGTTCCGCGCACTACATCAAACTATTTGAACCAGGCGACGAAGATAAGTATCTCATTGATGACGTATCCGTTCCAACCTTTGAAATCGAGGCCGCTGGCACTATCGCTCAACTTTTGTTGAATTCAACTGTTGAAACTATATTTGTCGACTCCTTCCGTTATCTATTCTACGGTTCGTCCGGTGGCGCGACAGGTAAAGGCGGTGTAAATATGTCACTGTTCATGGATCTCACGCATCTGGACTCAGTTGCTAGATCATTCGGTAAGACAATCGTGGTGGTGATCAACCCGATGACCGATGATGACGCTGCATTCAACTTCTACCTCGAAGCCGCTGTTGGCGCAGTTACGAGCGTTCTCACGATGGAGTCATATCTGAACGCGAAGCACACGTCACGCGAGTACGAGGATAGATCTCAACGTTATATAAAACTCTCGTCCTCACCTGAGGGCTCAAAGGACCGCAGGACTACTCAGAACGCAACAACAGCAGGACATTCCAACACCGCTACAAAAGGTGTTGATTTATTCGATCGTAACCCAAAAAGGAACTAAATTATGTCAAATGTTAAAATTGTAGATGGCCACTTCGAAATCGCAGCAGGTCGTAAGAAACCAGTCGAACTGAACACGATACTACGGAAAGTTCGCGCCTTCGAACCTTTGTTAGGCGCGACCCACGCTATGGAACGTCCGACTGTTATTATGTTGGATAAACGCGGTCCCGGGCTCTGGCAAGGTGTAATTGGTGGTCCAAAGTCGAAAACTGAACACCTCGCTGAATTGATTGTTCAGAACGATCTAGTTGAGTTAGTCGCATCACAGTTGATGGATGGTAATTTACTCCGTTCCGTCAATGATAAAATCATGCGTAATAATCAACGTTTCCGCCCTGGCGTATTCACGATGGATTATCCATCATTATTCACCGCCGTCTCTGCGACGGTTGGTGCGAGCAAAAGTGTTACAGATCCGAAGAGGCATGTAGCCCGTATTATCACAGAAATCATCTCACGCGCATACACGAAGATTAATGTGATGGTACCTTTCGTTGGTGCCGTGGAGTTAATGTATGAGATCGACCCCGTCGCAACGACTGACACAATCATTAAAGCTGCAAACGTCGCCGCTGTGTCTGAAATCCTCGAGAGTATCGATCTCTCGATATCCCTGAAAGACGCGCGTGAGTTTTCACCTAACGTGACAGAATCTATTCTGGGCCCTATGCTGACACAAGCTGCTAGCCGTCTAATGGCGACAGTTCGTTATTCTAACTACATCAAAGACACTGCGATCATGGTCGGACGTTACTTGGCTAAACCGAGCGAACTGCCCGATCACGTTCGTGATAATGCCGATTTATCATACCTTGCAACCAATGCATCTTTCGCATTATCGTCCATCGATAAAGCGGATTCATTGATCGTAACACCGGATTTCGACTTGCGTGAGGCGATTTCGTACACAGTAACACGTATTCGCGAGCTGAAACGCTTTGAAACTATCTCACTCGAGCGTTTCACTCAGATGTACACGCACCAGATCGTCCACGCACCTAGTGGATATATATGCGGCGTGATTTTACATCGCAACGAAACGTTCAAGGTTGGCACACAAGTATCAAAGTTTGTTGACCGTACTGATTTCTTCCTCCAATCCGCTCTCCCTGTCGCCGAAGCGTACATGTCACCTATCGTCGAAGCGATTAACCGCGCTTTCGGCGACGGCATGTTACCTAAGACAATGGAAGTAGCCGGGCAGCATCTGCTGACCCGTATGTTTGAAAAGGATGATGCCTCAACTGGCGGATACATCTTGGCGGCCAATGTATCTGACATCGAGCTGCAAATGTATGCTCTCGCTTTCGCAACACGTCTGTACGTTGTAAATCAACCAGGTGATGAAGGAAAATTAGTCGGCGCCCGCATTATCATGGGTGTAGCCGACAACAAAGCATTCTATGAGGCTCATGGCGCCTACTCTGGTAACGAAATTCTCGTCGATGATCCAGCGGAGGTTTTATTACTTAATGCTGTAAATCACGACGGCACTTCAACATTTCCAAATCGTCCGCAATCTATTTTGGACGACCTGCGTTTTTCTGTCTTGGCCGATCTCGGTCCTGATGGCTTAATGCTGGATCTCGGGAAAAAGGTAAAATTCGAACTACCCATGTTGGGCAAGAAGAAAATCGTCCTCGACCAATCGTTACAGAACATCCTCGGCCTGGACTCACTGAATCAAATCCACTTCACGGTGGACTTGACCGCGGCTGATCAACTCACGAATGCATTCGCGACACTCGTGTTTATCCACGATCAGTTAGCTGATAGTGACCTTGAAGTCGATAAGCTTCTTGCTCGTCAAGTTGCCGTCGCGACTCATTCCTTATACGGTCGCATTGCGGCGTCTGAGACTGTAACACGCCTCATGCGCACTATCTTTATGAGCGTTGTACAGGATCCAGCGTTCAGTGGTGAAAAGAACGCACTTCGTACGCATCTGTCATCGACTCTCGTACAACAGCAATTGGCGTTGAGTACAACTTCGATGTTATTGCTGAAGACTGGTTTGCTTCAATACGGTCTGCAAGAGGATATCTCCGCAATGTTCGCTAAAGAGAATATCGTGGAAGTAGCCGCTACGGCAGAATCTTGGTACTCAGTAATGAAACCAATAACCTTGTAGTTAGATAAAGGAGCAGTTTGATGGATCTTGGTAATCAAGTTGAAGTTTGTGGAACTGACCATCCATTATCATTAGGCAAGAAGCTTTACCTAACGGTGTTGGATCACCCTTCACCTGAAGGGTGGCATGGTTTTTGTGTGGATGCAAAGAACAGTGAATCAGGTCACCATGAGTTGTATATTTATTTCTCAGGGGACAAAGTGAGACTGATCGAACTGCTCGTTCACGAAGTATCACACTTCGTGGACAACATCTTCGCTGCAACAAAAGTCACACCTTGCACAGAACTCAGAGCGTATTACAACGACTGGGTGATGGGCAAAGCGTGCCACGCGATCGATATCTTCGATCAAGCGTAGATCACGTGTATTAAATTAGTTCCCGAACTAGGGATCGATAGCTGAGAACAGCTGAGAGGGGTGCAGAGCAC